CGCCGTTGCATCGACAAGAATAAACGTAAACGTAAGTCCTGTTTCCGCCGAAGGTAAAGTAACATCGTGTGTAGTTCCACCATTAAGGAAGATAACCTTACCTGAATCGGCTTTGGTTAAAGTTGTATCCGCAGTAGTGGTCTTTGTGGCTCTCTTTTGGTGCTGGAGCGCGTTAGCATTTTCGTTAATCAGGCTCTTAATTCTAGCCCAACCTACTCGTTTGGTTCCCATAATATATTTCTCCTTATGTGTAATATTAATTAGGTCAATTAACGAAGGGAAAAATCCCCTCGCATATAAGTAGCGCTCAGATACAGGAAAGCCTCCGTCAAAAAACGGAGGCTTTACACTGTGACTGAATTGTAACTAACTACTAGCTAGTTGCGCCAGCCTCACCGTTGAGTCCACGGATTACAACAAGACCGTACATATCAGGACGCACCATCTTCTTGGCATAACGCGTCATGACTCCCTTACGGGGTACGAAGTCTTCTGGTCCGAAGATCGTAGGAGTGGTTTGCAGTGGTACGTATGGAGCGTACACGTATCCGCTTTCAAGGAAAGAAGATCCGCGACGGCCAACGAGGACCACATTGCGGAGGAAGTAAGGATCAACGATAACGTCGAACTTCTTGCTCAGCGAGCCAACCTTAACCGCACCGACAGAACCGGTCTCGTCGTCATGAGTGACGGAAGCACGGAAGCCAGCGGTAAACTCAAGGATGTTGGCAACTTCAGGTCCGCAGACGAGGAAGTTAGCGCCACCACGAAGAGTCTTACGGTGGATAGCAGCAGAAACATCGTTAATTGTCTCAACGAGAGTCTCGTACCACTCGGACACGGTACCGGTGAAGTCGGGAGCAGCAGAGCTAGCGCCAATTTCGGCACCAGTTGTTCTGTCCACGAACAAGCCGGGAGCACGCGACCAGTATTGTGTACCAGCAGTTGCACCGTTAACGAGGTCACCAAGGATCTCACGGTCAATCTCAAGAGCAATTTGCTCAGAGAGAATGCTAGTCAACTCAACCTCGGCATCAAGGTTGTGGTAGGCGTTAAGGTCTTGACCTAACTCCGGAGTCCACTTAGCCTTGAGCTTCTTCGTTTGAGCGGTAACAGCAATACTGTCCACCTTGATGTCGATCTCAGGGATCAACTCGGATCCTTCAAGACCCCACTCAGCCTGTCCGACAACCGAACCAAGAGCACCGCCGTTGGTCAAATCATCGATTTGAGGAGCACTCATAGACAGGTACTGATTCGAACCACCGAATACGGTTGGTGTTGTGTTATCAGTGGTAACGAAAACCAAGTGAAGGTCGCCATCACCACGTCCACCAGCAAGACCATTACTACCAGTAGTTACGTTCGTCAAACGACGAATTTGTTGCGTGGTAGCTGCGGTAAGGCCGCTGTCAGCAAGTACTGCTGAGAGTGACGCGATGGAGCAGGAAACTGCACCAAGGTTGTTATAGTCAAGCTGAGAGCCTGCACCAGAGCCTTGAATTGTGCTCTTGGCGATCTGAAGATCAATAACATAGTGACCAGAGCCACTAAGTGCCAACAGGTCTGGATCATAGTCAATCAACCTGTTTTGCTGGTGAGTACCGTTACCAATAAGGAATCCACGCGCAACCATACCACTTGCGGTAACGTTGAACGAAGCAGTTGGGGATGAGTACGCGTAACCGCGTGCACCAACTGTGCGAGGACCAGAGAGGTCTTCGCCCTTAGAACCAACAAGGTTCACACCACCGGTTACCTCAGCACCAACAACATTAGTACCATAAATGGACTTATCTGCTTGGTTACCAAAGCGATCAGTAAGGCTTGCGCTACTTCCAATGTTCGGTGAATACACGAAGTCAAGGAAGAAAATGAGACCCGATGGGAGACTCATTGGCTGAACAGAAACGAGATCGTTTGCAATCAAGCCTGCGAATACACGACGTACGATGGGGAACGCGACGGCTGCAAAGCCCTCAACATCTCCAGCGTTCATGCTGCTACTTTCGCGGAGTAGTTCTTTTGCTTGGTTTTCAAGCAAGCGAGCCATTGCTCCTTTTTGGCGCTCTTGTGAGAGGCCTTCAAGAAGACCTGTCTTCTCCCACTTGGAAAGAAGAGCAGAGCTTTCGGCGCGCATATCACGATTGACAACACCTTCGGTCAATCTTTCGATAATACTAGACATTTTAAATCACCTCCTTTTTTTATATGATTATTTTATTCCAGCTAGTTTTTTCATCCGATCCTGAAGTGGATCAGATGCGGGCGTTTCTTGACGAGTTGCCCGAAGAACAGTATTGCGTCGACCTATTGCTTCGCTCAGTGATTTTGGTGACTTCTTAGGAGTCTCCTCCACTGTGCTTTGAAGCGTTTCAAAGATAGTCTTCGCCTCTGTTACAGAACCAGCGCTAGAAATCGCTTCGGCAATTTTATCTTTTTGCCGCTCATTCAGGGAGGTATTTCTTAAAACACGGTTCGTATACAACAAGCGAGCGTTAGAAAGATTTACATCTTGTAAATTCTCTTTAAGCTCTTGGAAAGCTTGTTTGTATTGATTGTTTTGCTCTGTGATTTGGTTATTCTCAAAAACCAATTCTTCTTGAGCCTTTTTCAAAGTTTCCAATTCTTCTTCCACATCTGTACTTCTACGATGTGCTAATTCTTTTTCGATTTGATATTTCATGTCGTCTGACGATCTTCCAGCCCAGCCGGCAAGATCTGCACCCATATCAACTGTTAGTTTTTCCATGATGGCATCTACAAGGGAGTCAGCTAAGTCTTCACTTACTTCAGTGGACTCTTCGTCTTCGTCTGGAACAGGTGTTCTCTTATGACGCTCACGGCGCGCTGGGCGCTTGGTAGCTACCACTTCTTCAATTTCTTCGTTTTCTTCTTGCATATACGCCGGCCCGGGGCCTGGTTTCGGCTTGAATGGGGTTTTAAGTTCTACTTCTTCATCGTCGTCTTCAGCCAGCATCTCCTCAAGAGAGACCTCAATCTCTTCATCTTCTTCCAGCGCTTCTCTAAGGGCGCCTAAGCTTTCTTGCAGTGCACCAAGATCAATATTTAACTCAGTTTCTTCACCAGATTCAGGAAACTCATTTAAATTTTTTCCTTGAAGGTTTGAAAAATCATCAGTTGCTGCAAGGGGGATATCGTCTTCAGTTAACTCCTCGCCCTCTGCGGCGGACTCTTCTTCAAGTGCGGGCTCAGCAGCCATGGCAGGGTCGGCTGCGGCAGGATCTGCTGCAGCTGGGTCGGCCGCGGCAGGATCTGCTGCTGCGGGATCTGCGCCGCCCAACATGGCGTCCAGATCTTCTTCTTGTTCAAGCAATTCTTGCAAGGTTTTCTTTACCTCGTCAGAATACTTTTCAATAACAATGGTTTCTGCATTCTTTAAAGCTGCTTCTCTTAATGCTTTCGCATCGATAATAGCTTCATCAAGCAAATTAGACATAAAATGGCTCCTAAAACGAAATTATAATTCAAAATAAATAGTGTTGTTTACTTGGAAAACCCGTTTTTTTTAGCTCAGCACATCTTCGGTAGTATTGTATTCCCAAATACATGTGACATTCGTGTCTCCAGGATTGTTTTTAAAGTCAATTGCAACTCCAACAATTTGGCCAGCTGTAAACTGTGTTGTGGAGCCTGAAAAATTAATATTACCATGTGTCGCAGCTCCGCCCATTGATTGAGTTATGTGTTGTACTATACTACCGCCGGCGGCGAAATCCTCTACACCATCACCTGCAACATGAAGACTTGCAGTGATGTGTCCATTTTGTGCATTTTTGGGCCTGACTATAACTCTTTTCAATCTCCCTGAGAATGCTGCCACAAATTGTGTCTTGGTTACGGCAGTTGTGGCGTCATCAGAGGAACCTTCTCCGTGTGGGATAAATGTTGCGCCAGTACCGCCGTAGCTAAAGTAATGTCTTGTTACATCAATTATTTTAGTAGCTCTTATTGTTCCAGTAACAGTTAAATCTCCGGTGAAAGCAACGCCACCTGTAACTGAAAGCGTGTGAGTCGGTGCACTGTTTCCTATACCAACGCGATCGTTTCCATCATCGTAGACAAAGTTTGCTTCTCCACCAAAGGATCCGCCATTGTTGTACTGAATCTGAGTATCTGATCCGCCGGGTGAACCACCACCGCCTGCAGTCAACTGAACACCGTTTGCCCAGAAAGAAGAAGCAGACACAGCGAGAGAACTTGATACATGGGTCGTGTCGATTACTGTCGAGTGGTTTCCTGCATGTATTGCCGATCCTGTAATTCCCAAAGACGCTGTTATATGACCAGTAGATGCAACGTGTGCTGAGGCCATTCCGACGCTAGCCGTCAGATCACCTGTTACACTCAGGGTCTCGCCATCGAACGTAAGCGCAGACTCTCCTTGGACAGTAGTTGAATTAACAGAAGTTATAATTCTATTGTCTCCGGATGTATTATAAGTTGTGATTGCAGCAGAAGGCAGGTTAGTTAAATGCTGGCCACTCCCATAAAAAGCAGAAGCTGATAAGTTAATAGAAGCAGAGATGTGGTTGTTGTCTATTTCCACAACAGGGTTTACGTCGGTGGATTTAATTGATAAAAACTTGTCTTCATTCGATCCAGTTATATTAAATTTGGCGTCTAAGTGTGCCCCGCCGACTGCAACCTTCCCAGAGCCAGTCACTGCAAAAATGGTCTCATGTGTATCACTACCCATTATACACAAAACATCTGAGGGAGAACCGCTAACATGCAGCTTGTGTCCTGTATCTAAATTAACACCAACCTTGAGAGAGCCAGTTACATTTATTTCACCGTCAGCACCGCCAACAGTTAACTTGGTGCCACTCCAAACTAAATTAGAAGAACCACCAAAGCTGCCTGCGTTGTTAAATTGTATTTGTGTGTTTGCACCGCCGGGCGTACCGCCTCCAGTTATCTGTACTCCATTCGCCCAGAACGAAGATGCTGAAACAGGTAACGAACTGGATACGTGAGTAGTATCAATTACTGTCGTAGAGTTGCCTGCATGTATAGCAGATCCTGTGATGCCCAACGAAGCGGTAATGTGGCCCGTCGATGCAAGGTGCGCGGTAGAAATCCCAACACTTGCAGTTAAGTCGCCGGTCACACTTAAAGTTTCGCCGTCGAATGTAAGAGCGGACTCTCCTTGAACGGTGGTCGAGTTGACCGAAGTTATAATTCTGTTGTCTCCGGACGTGTTGTAAGTAGAAATTGCTGCCGATGGTAAGCCGGTCAAACCGGAGCCATCGCCATAAAATCCAGAAGCAGAGACATTTAAAGAGCTTGACACGTGGGTTGTGTCAATGACTGTTGTAAAGTTCCCTGCGTGTATCGCTGAGCCA